TCTTGGCCCGGCGCTTGGGCTTGTCCTCCCCCTCGTCGTCCTCTTCGTCCTGATCGACCTGGCGCCGGTCCTCGTCGAGGTCATCCTCGGCCGACTGCTCATCAGCGGCGTCCTTCCTGCGCTTGCGCGCGGGCGCGGCGGCGTCTTCGAGGTCGTCATCGGCAGGCGCTGCCTTGGCCTTCTTGGCTGCGGCTGCGCGCTCGCGGTCGCGGCGCTCCAGCTCGGCAACGGCGCTGGCAACGGACGAGTAGCCCTCGTCGCGTGCGTCGCCGGTATCGGCGTCGGCCGCGGGGGCATTGGGGTTCGGCATGTGATGGCTCCTGGAATGAGAAAGGCCGCCGGGCAGTGACGCCGGGCGGCCTTGGTGGGTGTTGAAAGGTGCGCTGGTCAGTAGTCGGTGTCGAGTGCGACGCGCGTGCCGTCAGACAGCACGACCCCCTCGAACTCCTCGTCGTGCAGGCACCGGGCCTGCGCGCCGCCGTTGTCGGTGACATCGACGCTCGGATGCAGGCCGCGCACCTGGGTGACGGTGTTGTCAGCCGTGCCGGTGGCGTCTGCCAGGCGGAACAGGGCTTGCCAGTCGCTGGCCATCACGTCCTGCCCGCCAGTCGGCGCAGCGAGTCCGTCGCCCGCTCCTGCAAGGTCGGCTTGCGCACCTTGGCCCGGATCATCTTGCCCGTCACCAGCACCTGCGTCAGGTAAGCCCGGAAGTGGGCCTGTGCCTGCAGCATTCGGTGCAGTTCCTCGCGTTCTTTGCCCTCGCGGGCCTTGCTGTTTCGCCATGCTTCGATCATCCTTTGTTCGTAGTCGTTGAGGGCCTCTTGGATCAGAGGGTGTTGCAGGATGGCGTCCGCCGTGTCGGCGCGCGCCAGTTGCTGGGCGTCGTTCACATCAACTCCATCAGGCAGGCGATGTCGTCTTCCTCGTCGCGCATCTGCTGCCAGAGTGCCGCAACAGCCTCCAGGTCATGCGTCGACCTCATGCGATGCAGCGCCTGAATCTCGCCCATCGCGCGGGCCAGAGCTGCGGCCTGGTCAAGCGCGAATGCGTCGAGCGGCGGGTGGTCGGCCAATGCGCCCTGAACGATGGCGGTTGCCGCGGTAACCGCCTCACGCGACGACCTGCGCTGCGCCCTATTGCTCTTGTCGGCCGAGGCCTTCCTGGCTTCGGTCTTGATCGTCCGCGCCTTGTCGATGGCTTCTTGCGCGGCGATTGCTGCCTGCTCAGTCCCGAACACAAGAATGGCGCGGCCATGCTTTACCACGTAGCGCCTGCGGCGCGGAAGGCCGCCGAAGATGAGGCCGCCGGAAGTTGATGTGGGCGGCTCACCGCCGCCATCGGCGCCGTCAGCATAGATTCCAGCGCCGTAGGCGCCTGCTCCAAATATCACGGCGTCCACCCTTCGGAAAGAGACTTCCGACGTTCCAGCGTGTACGGCAGCCCATCCATCCAGTCACGCTTGAGGACCACATTCAGCAACCCGCGGTCGCGGTACGCCGCCACCAAGTCCATCATCGCGGTGAACGTCTCAATACTGGTGTCATTCGAGGTGCTGACAGTCCCCGTGTACCCCGATCCGAGGTACGGCTGACCTGACGGGAAGTACGACTGCGCGACCACGTTGTGGGTGACTGTCTCCAGGAGCCCGCCACCGTATGACGCTTCCCGCAGCGCCTGCTCAAACGCGATGATCTTCGTTGCCGGCGTCCCGGTTTCGTAGATGTTGTCGCTTCCGCAGCGGAAGTAGTTTTGAGCCAGGGAGTTCTGGATCAGGGGGGCGTCACCGAGACCTCCTAGACCGTCACTCGATGGGTTGCTGCCAAGGATGCGAGCGTGACGGAATCCGAGTGCCTTCAAGGCCTTGTAGGCGAGAGGCTGGCCGTCAGAGTCCGTGTAGCTCCCGGTCGCGCTGCCACCGGGGTAGACGTAGAAGTCACTCGACCTCTTGTACTCGTCCCCCAGTGCCTCGACCGCAGCCTTCTGCGCAGAGATCAAGTTGTAGACGTCGGCATAGGTCGTCAGGCCGGTCACGGGGCTCGACCCATGCACCGTGACCTCCCAACCGGCTGCGATCAGCTCATCGATCTCGGGCTTGATCATCAGCGGCAGGTTCGTGTAGGACTGCCTCGACCCAGCGTCCGCTCCCACCATGGCCCCCATCAGCGAGACGCTGCCCACGAGGCCGCGAGCGGCCATCACGGGGTAGGCGTTGTCGTAGACGGACTTCAAGCCGTCGTCGAAGCCGATGTGGATCATCGGCTTCTGCGTCACTTGATAGACCCCAAGGACCGTGATGTCGGTGATACCAGAAGTGCCCTCCTGGTACGCCTCGATCAGGATGTCGGTGGCGAAGTCAACCTGTGTCGTGCCCGAAGTGATGAGCATCGACGCATTGCAGAGGCCCATGTTGGCGACGTTGACAGGGTCGGGAACCTCGCCGGTCATCTTCACCCCAGGCGGATTGATGTACCTCTCGTACGCCGCGACCGGAGTGCTGGTCGCGTTCGTGGCCGAGAACTTCACCCGCAGCCTTGACCCGTTGTTCACCGAGTGCGCGACGAAAACGACCACCAGTGGCATCGAAAGGTCGAGAACGGCCGAGTTGCGAACCCACCCCGTGTACTGCGATATTTTCACGCCAGCCGTGTTCGCGTTGACCGCAGTAGTCGTCAGCCTCCAAGCGGACGCACCGTAGGCAGTCTTCCCGCTGGACCCGATGCTGGTGTTGACCGCCGCCGCACTCCCCCCGGTGATCTGGGCGGTGAACGTCTGGCTCGTTCCGGTGAAGAAGTCAACGATGCGACGGATTCGCTTCACATGCGATGCGATGCGATTCTGCACTCGACCAGCGAACGCTGCAGTGACATTACTGGTCACAACGCAACCTGCCGTGAACGTTATTGAAGACCCGGTTGAAGAGTCAGCCAACGCCCCGCGAGTCAACGTTGAACCTGAGTGTGTGTAGACGCATCCGGTGCGAACTTCCCACTCAGTGCCTTGCTCGATCGTAATGTCGATGGTCTTGCCGTCGTCGGCCGCACCGAGCGCCCGGAAGCCCGCGACGGCCGATCCGACAGTGAAATCTCCTCCGCTACCTGGGATGTTTGATGCGACGAAACGCAGACGGTTGATGAAGGATGTCATGGTGTGTCCGCGTTAGTTTGCAGCCCAGGAAGCACCACCTCGGCCCCAATCGGCCGCCCACTGACCGGATCTCGCACGATGCGCTTTGGCGCCGTAACGGCAACCATCAGTTGACGCATCGCTTCTTCAATCCGCGCAATGGCCTCAAGATCAACAGGGGCCCCGGAACCGGCGTTCGTCACGCCTGCGATCTTCAACTTGACCTCGGCGTTGAGTGCTGCAACAGCGCGCTCCGTGGCGTCCTTCATGGCGGCGATCTGCAAGTCGCTCGCCTGCTTTGTCTGCTCAAGCTGCGCCCTCAGATCAGCCTCATGCTGGGATCGCATGGCGTCGCGTTGATCGTTGCTGGCCTGCAGTTCCAGGCTTGCCTGAGTCTCCTGCAGCTTCGCTTGCAGGCGCACCTGCTCGATGCGCTCGGCCACCTGCGCCTTCACCTGCTCGATCAGCAGCGGCAGAGGCGGTTGCGGCGGCTGCGGCGGGGGCGGATCGGGGAAGAACTGCTCGGCGTGATCGAACCCCATCGACTCCGTCAGCTTGCGCGCCAGGGCGACAGCAGCCGGAGGCGGCACCACGCCCGCTTGAGCCAGGCCCTGCTGCACGCTGATCAACTGACCGAGCTGCGCCGTCTGGCGGTCCTTGTTGCCCGAGCCCAGGCCCACGCGCACGCGCACCTGGTACTGTGTGTCCCACTGCCGCGGGTCGATGTCGACCCACTGCCCGTTGATCTGTACGGCCTGCGACACGTCCTGGTGGCGGCCCATCACCCGCAGCATCTTCGCGAGCACCTTCGACAGCGCCGCCGCGGCGTGACGGGCGATCAGCTCGACCCGCATGTCGGCGCGCTCGGTGATCTCCATCACCCCGGTGGCCGTGTCGTTGAGGGCTTCAGAGCTGAGCCCCTTGGACAGTCGCGAGAAGCCGGTGCGCTTCTCGGTCCACTGCTCGGCCCACTCTACGGCCTGCCACGCGGCGCCCGACAAGTCGGGCTGCACGATCGGCACCAGGTCGTCCTTGGACTTCAGGCGCACGATGCCGCCAGGCCGGCTGTCCAGCAAGTCGTCAATGGTCGTCTCGTCGCCGCCCACGACACCGGTGCGGCCGTTGACGCTCAGGTAGACGTTGTCCTCCACCGCGCGCAGCAGGCGAGTGCGCAGGCGCTGCGGCTGGATGCCTTGGTCGGCCGGGCAGTGGCCGAAGAACACATGCGGCATCGGCGCCGGGCACCACCAGCCGAACGGGTGGCCGTCGACGTCCTCGCGCTCGACCAACTCGTCACCGATGATGAGCCCGCGCTCCCACTTCGCAGCGTTGGGAGGGCCGCGGCGCACGTAGGCATCGACCACCCGCACCAGGTCGTCGTCGTCATCGAACATGCTCGCCGAGTTCATCCGGCGCCGCGCCTGGGCTTCCTGGCTCGTGATCGCGTGATGCGAGGCGGTTGCCTTCTCGCTGACCTTGTAGCCCTCGGCGATCAGCTCGGCGCGCGGTCGCTCGTACTCCTGCGCGATGAACAGCGGTTCCGACCCGTAGCGCGCGGCGTTGTCCACTCGCATCTCGTCCGGCGGTACGACATCAATCGTCGGCGTGCCGTCTTCCTCTTCGCACTCGATGTCGACATCCCACACCTTGATCGGGCCGGCGTCAGTCTGTTCCACCCGCTCGGCCTGGCCGATGACCTTCACGTCATCGCTGGCCAGCAGCATCTGCACCTGGGCCTCCGTCAGGCCCCGGAACTGCTCCCGCGTCGTGATCGTGCTGGTCGAGTAGCCCACGCGGCAGAAACCGACCTTCGACACCAGGCCGTCCTTGAGCCAGTTGTGCAGGAAGGTCAGTCCGTCGAGCCGTTCCCAGAACAGCCACTTGACCGACTCGCGCACCAGGTCAGCCTGCGGCGCGAACTGCGGGCGGCGCGGCGTGACTTCGACGGCGTCCCGGCCCGACGCGAACACGCGCATCAGGCTGGGCAGCATCCACTCGATGGTGTCGGCGACGTCCGTGGCCACCAGGTCGCTGCGGTCGTCGATCTCGGGCGGCGCCCACTCGCCTTCGGGCTGCGCCAGGTAGGCCTCGAGGTTGCGCAGCCGGTCATTGGCGATCTGCGACCCGGAGGCGCCCATGGACGTGCGCAGGCGATCCTCGATGAGCTGGCTAAACCCCTCGTCGCTCAGCTTTTCGGTTTCGGTGGGCATTGCGTTCCAGAAGCGCCGAAGCCCGCGCGGATCGGTGTCCGGGCGGGCTTCGTGGTGGTTTGCGGCCGACGCCCCGGCAGCCTTGAGGCTTGCCGGGCGCGCTGACGCGGTGTCAGGGTGCCGGCATTATGCAGCAGCTGCATCGACGCCTGCAACCCGATAGACGTTACCGAACATGCGCAGGCCGGCTGCGTGCCTTGCCCGGCAGTCCCTCGGCGTGATGGCCAGCATCCGCAGTTGAGCGGCCACAGACAGGCGCTGCGGCACGTACAGCACATGCAGCACGGCGCGCTCACGGTGTGGCACGCGCAGCAGCGCCCGCTGCACGGCCACAGCATCCGCCGCGGCCAGCGCCACAGGAGCGGGTGCGCGCCTGGCGTCGTCGTCGCCCACGGCTGGTGCGCGATAGGAGCCCTCAGCACTGCCACAGGTGCGGGCGCCGCGGCTGCGACTGGTGGCCCATCGGCCATAGCGCGTCAGCAGGTCGTCGGCCCACTCCAGCCCGGGCTGGATTTCTTCGCAGAAGTTCTCAAGCACGGCGCATCCCCAGAGTCTTGTACTTGATCGGCGCAGCCCGGCCCATCCTCGGGAAGCCTCCTTCGTGGAACGTCAGAAGCCACGCGTCGGCGCGGTTCGGGCTCTTGACGCCGCGGGCCTTCAGCTCATCCTTGCCCTCGACCTTGATCCGTCCGTTGGACAGGATCGAGTAGGTCGGCGTCGTCAGCTCGGCGATGGTCTCCTCGTCGTCGGCCATCTTGCAGTCGCGCGCCTCGAGCCATTCCCGGCCGCGCCACCACAGCTCGTCGCGCAGGCGGTTGAAGCTCAGCTCGGTGTCGTCCTTCTGCGCGGCCACCTGGCGGGCCGACTCGGCCTCGGCCACGTTGACTCCCACCACCGGAAGTTCCAGCTCGCGCAGCCGGTCGACCACTCCCGCGCCGATGCCGATCACGTCCACGTTGATGGCCCTGGGCCTGCGTTCCGAAGGCGTGGCGTCCCACTCGGCCTTGATGAGCCCGGCTGTCTGCATCGTGTCCTTGCCCCACCACTCGCGCACCGGCGCGGTCTGGTGGTTGCCCTGGCGCTTGGCCAGCGCCGTGGAGTCATCGCCGAAGCGAGCCACGTCCAGGCCCCACACGATCGGCGCCGCCGCGTTCACCGCCACATCGCGCAGTCGGGCGGCCTCGCACAGCTCCAGACTGATGACACCATCAGCCGCAGCCACGAACTCGCCCAGCACGCGCACCCTGAACACCGGCGAGTTGCGACCGTACTTCTTGGCCATCGTCTCGACGTACTGGCGCGAGACGTTCGGGCTGTCCTCGCCGTTCCAGTGCAGCGCGGCCCAGTCGGCGCGCATCTTGTGGTGCGAGTCGAAGAAGTAGCCTGACTGCCTGGTGGGGTTGGCCACCATCACGACGAATGCGCCCTCGGTCGACAGCGCACCTTCTGCGACCTCGAACACCACGTCAGGAACGCCAGACGCCTCGTCGATCAGGAACAGGATGTTGTCAGAGTGGAAGCCCTGCAACGCCTCAGGGTGCTCCTTTCGTGCCGTCCGCGGAACAGCGAACGACTCGTTCGGGCTGCTGGACATCCGATACCCGGACTTAGACCATGAGAACTCGCTGGACAGAGCCGGGAACCGCGACGCCATGACGCGATGCCATTTCGCCAGCTCCGACCACAGCACGTCGTCGAGCTGGTGGGCCGTTGGTGCCGTGCACGGGATCTTGCACGGGAAGTAGCACGCCATGAACCACATCACGCACCAGGACATGAACGCGCTCTTGCCGGTTCCGTGTCCGCTACGGATCGACACGCGCCGCCGCTCGACCACCGCCCGCCCCCCTTGCAACTGCTGCTCGGTCGGCCGAGCGCCCAGCACCTCGCGCGCAAACTCAGCCGGGCCGATCCGTCGCCAGCGCGCGACCCGCTGTTGCACCTGGGTCAGCTCAGGCATCCTCACCTTCCTTCGGCATCTCCGCCAGTTCCTGGGCCAGCGTGCGGCCGTTTGCGCCAGTCACCTGCAACGGCAGCACCTTCCCGACGAGCGTCAGAAACGCGGAGGCGGTCTTCGGGTCTTTCGCGCATCGCACCAGGTAGGCCACGCCGCCGGCCTTGTCGAGGGCCTGCGTGATCATCTCCTTGACCTCGCGCGTGACCTTGTTCGGCACGCCCTTGACGCGGCCTTTACCAGCCGCGGGAGGCTTCCGCTTGTCACCAGGCGTCAGTACTGTGCTGGGTTGCATGTTGATCCCCTCTGCATCGCATCCTCCGCTGCAGCCTGCTTGACCTCGATGTGCGTCAGACCGAGCGACTGGAGGAGGTCGAGGTAGTCCTTGTCGAGCCGCCCTGCGGACTTGGCGCGGAAAAAGTCCGGTCCGCGTGAGAAGCCCCGAGCCAAGCACTGCCGGCAGTTCGATCGGAAGCCGTGCCACTGCTGGGCGGCCGCGGCCTTGCAGTCGGCGCAATCGGTCATGCGGCCTCGCCAAGCAGGTCGAGCTGCGGCAGCGGCGCGCGGGCTAGCTGCTCGATCGTGACGACCACCCGGGCCTCGCCGTCAGGCTCCATGCGCTCCGAGACGATGCGGCGCACCCAGCGGTCATCCTCGATGGCCCAGCCCTTCAGGCTGTCGAGCAGCACCTTGTTCGCGTTGTCGAGGTCGATGCACCTGACATCGTCGTCCCAGCCGGCCGGGTCCTTGCGCGCGCGCCGGGCCCAGTCCTGCGGGCGCGCCGGGTAGAGCCGCACGGTGATGGCCACGCGGCCGGCGATCGGTCGCATCACGCCGGCGGCGCGCACCAGGCGGCCGACCATTGCCTTGTAGGCCTTGGCCTCGTCGCTCAGGGTGACGGTGGCCCGGCTGTGGCCGCGGGGCACGAACGAGCGCCAGTAGACGTTGGCACTCACCGGGTAGGGCAGGGTCAGCTCGATCACGACGCAGCTCCTGCAGCACCGAGTGAGAAGACCGACGACGCCTGTGCTTGCGTGGCCCACGTTTCACCGCGACGAACACGGCTCACGACCGATGGGTGCAGGCCAGTCCGCCTCGCAAGCGCTTGGCACGACTCATTGCTCGCCAGGATCTCGTCGCGTCGCTTGGGGCTGTAGGTTCGCGACCGATTCAGCGCTGCCCGCTGGATCTTCGCCCGATGGAGCGGGTCAAGCTTCGGCCGCATCACTCGCATGAGCAGGCCTCTGTCTCCGAGCTTGCGGTGGTCAGGGTTACCGCAGGCCGTATTGCCGCACATGGCAACCCACATCGTGCCGGCCTTTGCCGGTGCGCCGGTCTTCAACCAAGCGATGCAAGCCGTCAGCGACAACGGCTTCTGCGCGGCGGGCACCCACAGCGTTGTGGTCCCGTTGCTACGATGGGCGTCGACGATCCAGCAATCGGTCTCCTCGTCGATGCGAGAGCGGCCTCGAAGGTCTTCGAAGTTGTGGACTCCGCTCATCACTCGACCTCCGCTGGCGCCAGGAGTCCGGGGACGAAGGACCGGGCCCGTTCGATCTGCGCCGACGTCAGGAACCGCTCCATGGCGCGGATCTGCGCCTCCTGCGGTGGCGACATCCGCCCGCGGCTGGCGGCGATCGCAAGGATGTTCTCGGCGCATTGCTGGGCCGGTGTGAGCGCGCTGTCGGGACGTGGCATCACGCGGCCTCCTCAGAACCGCCATCACGCAACAGCGCG